GAGTGTACCTCCCCATCCCTCACCGCCCCCCTCCCTAGCAGGAGTTTCAAGCGTTCTCTCGCCGAGTCTTCCGTCCGTGGCAGTGTACGCACAAACACTGCCCATTGCTGACGTCGTACCGCTCGCCGCCTGCACTAATCGGGATGACGTGATCGGCATGAGCCTCACCAGGTCCTGAGCACACGCGACCGCATACGCGGCACTGCCACGCAGCTGCCGTCAGCACAGCCTGCCGCCACGCTCGGTGTCGCTTGTCGCAGTAGCCTCGTTCCGCTGCTGTCGGTCGGTTGCTGTCGTCCCGCTTCGCCCGCGAGGCTTGCACCTGGCTCACCCAGGGCGGCGTCAGCGTTTTGATCTTCTGGGGCATCCTCAACCTCACGTGCCATGCTTGCATGTGCCGCCATCACGCACGCGGCCGCCCTTGGTCGCTCTGTGTCGATTGCTTGCGAGTCCGCCGCAAACCATGTTAGCAATGCTGCCAGCCAGTCCATTTACAAACTCCTCTGGTGGTCGAGCTGTCGGTATCCGTCGTCGCCAACGCTCATCTGGTACTGCTGCTCAGCCGGTGGCTGCGGCGGGTCCATGAACACCAGCAGCCGAAGGCCCAGGCGGGCCGCGTTGCTGAGCCAACGCAAGGCCGGCCGCTCTGATCGCCGGCCGGTTTCATTCGCTACGTAGCTGCCTAAGGCAAACGCCAGCAGGGCCACCACGATAAAAAGTTTGTAACGCTGAAAGTATCTCACGGTTCAATACCTAACCACCTGTCATGTCGAATATCACGCCACTTGAAATCTACCTCGGCAATTGCCCAGCAATCGCCTTGCCTGAGTATCCGCTCGACGGTTCGACGCTCAGCCCAGAACGTGCCATCGGGCTGGTCGTCTGGCCATTTGCCGCCGCGGCAGTAGTCGCCCCAGCTATTGAGCACGAGAGCACCGTCGCGGGGCACCCCACCCCCCCCATTTTTTTTGAATCGAATCCCAGCGATGCACATCTGGTGCATCCATGTCCCGCTGGCCTTGCAAAATCCGTCAGCGTCGCGGGTCTTAGTGAATCCTTGTGAACTGGCAATTGTCACTGGGTAGCCAGACGTTATCGCCGCCACCAACTCATCCCAGGTCTTGACAGCGACCACATGCCGGCATGGTGTCTCTGCTGCAATCTTGTCGAGCCGTCCGCCGTCGTCGCGTCCGCCGCAGCCATAAGCCCCGTACTGCTTGGCTCGCTCGCTGGAGTAGTCCCGCAGGTCAAGCACCTCAACCCCACCCCCCCCATTTTTTTTAAGCTCATGCTGACGGCGGTAGACTACTCCCCAATCTCGCAGCCACTTCGCCGCAGCGTATCCGGTAGATCCGTCGGACCAACCGCCAACCGGCCGGCTTCCGTCGCCCGGCTTGCCGCGCGCCTCTACTCGCGATCCACCGTAAAGGGCCTCAGTCGATGGGAATATCGGCGGCTCGCTGCGATTGCCCAGCTGCCACTCCACCGATTCTGCACAGTAGACGGCGTGTGCAGCTCCCCACCCGACGCAGTCCCCGATCCCCTGCCGCTCCGGAGCAAACGGTTTGCCGTACCGCTCGCGGTGTGCAGCGTCCATGGCACGATATAAAAACGTGTCCCGCTCTTCGGCTTTTGCCATCGCATCCGGTGCGGCATCGCGGAAGAACCGCACGTCAAGCGATTCAAGAAACTCGGCCGCACCTACCGGATCAGGCGTGTACCCAAAGTCAGACGCTGACCGCCACCCCCCCCTTTTTTTCTCTGGGGCGTTCCACAACGCCACGGCATACAGCGTGATGAGCACGCCGGCCAGGCCGAGCCGCCAAGCTGGTCTACCGTATGACACGGCTGGCGGCCCTCTCGATCTCGCGGTAGGCGGCAATCCATCGGCTTAGCTGATCGGGCGTCACCGGCCCGCCAGCCGTGCCCAACTTGGCGTCGAGGTACTCGCCAACCCGTCGTGCCAGCTCGGGATGCTGCTCGCCCAGAATCCGGCCGTCGCATCGGAACTCTCGCGAGCGTGTCCGCAGCTGGTCCAGGGCAACGCCGGTTGTCAGCACCGGCTCAGCTGTCATTTGATCCCACTCCATGCAGTCGGCCAGCTCGCCCGCGAGGGCCGCCACGATTGCGGCATCATCCGCGGCAGTCTCGCCCGCGAACGCTCCCGCTAGGTCTAGCTCTGCGGGCGGCTGCGGTGCTGGTGTCGGCTCAGCCGGGCCGGGCCGCGTCATCCACCAGACGGCTGCGATGGCAGCAAGCATGAGAATACGTTGGCTCATTCGTCTACATCGCTCCCCGCCGACAGGGCCAGCGTGAGGACATCCAGGGCCTCGGTCTGCTCGGCTTCAATGTGGTTTGTATGCACAAGCCGGCTGCGGACCTTTTGCAGGCAGGCGACGGCGTCGAGATAGCTGGTCTGTCGGCGGGCCGGCTCCAGCTCAGCCGGGCTTGGGATGTAGATCGGTCTCTGGCTCGGCTTTTTGCCGATCGGCCAAAGCGCAACAGCAGCGGCCGCAACCGCCAGTAGCCAAGTCATCATTCGTCGGCAATCCTCACGAGGGGTAGCAGGGCATCAACTGCGCCGGCGGCTAGGGCGATCACCAGCGAGCGGAGCGGCGGGCCGATCAACCAGAACGTCGGCCGCAGGGCTGACGGCAGCAGCATGCGGCCAAACTCGTCCCAGACGCTCCCGGCAAGGTCGGTCACGAGCTGCCGCTTGGCGTCGCCGGCCATTTCAAGTTCGTCAATGGCAGCCATTGCCAGCCGCATTGCCCCCATGGTCAGCTCGACTAGCTCAGCAATCGTTAGGCCGTCCGACGACTTTTCGCGAGCTGCGGCAATGTACGTCGTAACGCGATCATGCAGGCCGCTTTTTTCGCTGGCGACAAGCAAGGGCTGCGAGCTAATCATCTAGCACCTCGTCCTGAATGGTCTGGTATGCGATGTGCCACAAAAGCCGCAACGTCGCTCGGGCTTTTTTCTTGTTACGGCGGAACGGCCCGAAAAACTCATGTTTTCTGACGACGCCCCCGCCACCGGCAAGAATCAGCTCGTAACTTTTCCCGTCGCTCTGGAGAATGACCGTTGCAATAGGGTCATCCATGTTGCTAACGTCTTCATCCGGCATCTAATTCCTCGTCACGCAGAATGTCCCCCCATTGTAACATTCTCTCCTCTTGAACAGTTCGAGGTTTGTGAACTCGCCGCTCCTCACGCTCGGCCACCGTCCAGCTGCGATTGACGGCATCACGCCGTCTGTCGGCAACATCCGGCAGCGGCTCGATATCACAGATCGTCACAATCGCGGCGGCATCCTCGCCGGACTTCGCCCAGCGTTTGCGAACTGTCAGTTCGACCACCTGGGAGTCGTCTTTGTACGCGACTCCTAAAAGTGCGTCCTCGATCCCCTTCGCCAGGTTGCTGCAATCGCCACGCGAAAACGGGAACGCAGCAGCATCGGGTCGCACCCCTACCCCTCCCCGTTTTTTCATGTGCGTCTTGGGCCGCTGGAATATCGCCTCGATGCCGAGCCAGACTGGCCCCTCGCGGAGCGGCAGCCGCGCGGCCCTTGCGGCAAGCACAACCTCACGGCGATATCTCACGATACGGTCGGCGTAGTACACAGGCCCGGTACGTGTCACCCGCGGCCGCGATTGCGGCACCGGATCGCCGGGAACAGTGAACTCGCTTTGGTACGGGTCGGCGTCCATGCCGTAGTACATACCTTATTTGTCAATCGAAATGCCTTGCTCGGCCAAAGAGGTGCGCAGATATTCGCGCACTGACTGCAATGCGGCCGCTGAATCTTCCGTCAGATCGCCGTGTTTGATTTTTGAGCGAAGATGCTGGTCTACATCCCACAAGACATTGCAAGCACGCGGCCCTTGAAGGTACTGAATCAGCTGATCGAACTGGACCTCTTCATCAAACTCAATTGTCGCTTTCATAGCACGCCCTCGCAGTAAGCTTTAAAAAAAGTCGGGTCTGAGATTGTGTTTTGGCACATCATCTTGCTCGGCTGCGGTTCTGGCTGGCCGTGCTCGCGGATGTCATTAAAGTGCCGCTGCCTGCACTCGGCGGCACGCTCAGCAATTTCCTCTGGTGTCGGATCGTCTACGGAATTGCGCCATACCCGCGGGCGTTTTGGCAGATTGAGTTTTTTCCTATGAGCGTAAATCCGTTCATATTTCACGCCAAACTCGGTCAGGAAATCCTCTGGCTTTTTGTTGACATCTCCGAACCAACGCCGCAGCTTGACTAGGTCAACCCGTGACCAATCCGTAACTCTGACGGCGTTATTTGTATTCCG